TGCAGCAGAGTTCATGGCATCTTGTTCAGTATGTGGGTCATCAATAATCAAAAGGTCTGCACCTCTTCCTGTGATTGCAGAGCCAACACCAGCAGCATAATATTCACCACCTTGTTGAGTCTCCCATTTACCAGCAGCTTGACTATCTTCTTTGAGTCTTGTTTGAAATACTTCTTTGTATTCTGCAGAGTCCATGAGTTGTTTTGCTTTACGACCGAACCTTACAGATAATTCTGTTGTGTTAGTTGATTGAATAATTTTTAATTTAGGATTACGACCTACCATCCAGGCAGGTAAAAGATAAGATGCAAACTCAGACTTAGTATGTCTAGGTGCCATATTAATTATAACACGCTTTATCTTTCCATTTGCAATATCGTTAAATTTTTTTGCGACACGTTTATGATGGGACCCTTCTACAAAATCAGGCCAAACGTGTTTTACAAAAGCCATGAAATCATTTTTGATCTGAGACTCCTTTTTCTTCTCTTGCCATTTGGCCATGTATAAAGCTAATTGTCTTTTTACATCGGGCGGTAACTTTTCAAATTTTTTTAATTTTTCTATATCTATTTCCATATGGTACCAAAAAGTATTTTATGTCTTTAAGTATCCAAAACTTGGCAAAAGGTGCAAGCGTAGGGACCCCTTTGTTGTGTAACTGTATATTAAAATAAAAGAAAGTTCAAATTTTGCACGTAGCCTGGTACCTCTATTGAGGTACCAGGTAGAAAGGTTAAGACGCCCAACGCTTAAGCGCCTTATGTTTTATAAGGATAGCAGGACCGGCAACCCAGTCATCATATCCAAATAAATATTTATCTTTGGTGAATGTTAAACGCCATAGCAAAGTTGCTTCTGGATTTAATGGTAAGCCGATTGCTTTACCTTCTTCGTTCATGATCATGTAGTCACCATTTGGAAACTCAATACCCTGCACCATACCACCTACAAACTTTTGTGCCGCTTTTAAATCTGGCTCATCCTTCGAGTTTTTAATTATTTTAAACTCAGTTTGTTTGGTGATTACTTCGTCTTTTAGTTCCATACTGCCTCCACAACTCCGCCGTTCGTTGCTTTGTTCAATGCTTCAAGATACTCGGTTTCTGTCATCTTGAGCACCTCAATACAAAACATGTGTTTGTGTGATTGTAGGCCTGGCGTCTTCAGATATTTTGGAACGTCATTTAATAACTGTTGACGCTTTGATCCGCCTGGTAAGAACTCTTTTTTTAATGTTTTCATATTTATACCTTTCGTTAATTAGGATTATCCTACAGTATAACCCTGCGCTTTGTCAATCTATTTATTTCAGAATTTATCTCTGTTAATTGATGCAGACTACCTGTCTCCGCAAAGTCAATTATCTTTTTTCTTAATTCTTTTTTCTTTTCAAATTCCTCTGCTTTATTTTTAGATTGAACTTCCTGTATTGATTGATCTTGTACTGTCATTAGTTCCTCGCTTTCTTCCAACTTATCATTGGGTTAATACAAGTTGTATATCTTTCTAAAACAGTGTCCCAGAAACACATATATTTTTTGCCATCTTGTTCCCAAACTTTGCAACCCTCTTTTTTTAAGTTGCCAACTCTAAAAATAGTCTTGTTATATTTCTTAGCATACCAAGAAACTGAAAATTCAGTCTGGTCTAATATGTCGTCTGCTTTTTTTGTTAAGTCTTCTATGTTCATTTCTACCTTTCTGTTATTGGGACTATCCTATATTATAGGATAGCCCCTGTCAAGTGTTATTGTTTAAAATTTGGTAATGCCTGTAAATCTTGGTTCCACCTTACACCAATCTTTTTAGATACATTATCCAAAGCTATTGCCAAAGCATCTGGCGTTCCACTTTCAAAAACAATATCTTTTGCTTTTTGTTTAAGCTCTTTAAGCTGTTTTAGTTTAAGACCTTCTGGCCTTCTCTCGATCTCGCGTTGTGCAAGTTCAGAAGCCCAATCTCGAAGTTGCTCTTCACAATCAGATAATTCTAACCTGTCAGAATATCTGTCATTATTTCTAAACTTATAATTTAAGTCTTGATCTTCTGGTTTTTGCTTTTCAAAAAATGTCATGGCGGTTGCTCTTGCTTCCTCTAACATTTTTTCTGCTTCTCTAAATTTATTGATAATTTTATCTGCACCAATTTTTTTAGATAACTTGTCAACTGCTTTATCAGTTGCTTCAGTTTTATATCGTCTAACCAATAATTCCTGTTCTTCAATTAAAGGGTCAAACTGTCTGTCCACTTTTCGTTTAAAGTGTTCAAGTTGATATTTAGTCATTTTCATATTTTTTCCTTTCGTTAATTATTTTTTTTATACACTATTGACAATTCCTGTCAATAGGATTATATAGGAGATGCGTCTGTTTACTTGTTCCGACGTCGTTAAACTCAAACAAGTGGGATAAGATCCAGGGTCACACCGCTACTTTTCGTTGGCCGTCTTCCCTGGGTGCTGATCCCTGGTCTAGCGATAAAGGAAACCAGATAAGTAGCGATTATCGAACCGCGCTGGTTGGACCTGGGATCAGTATTTGAAGACCTTACGCGGATATGAGGGACAGGCCCTCGTTAAATAACTCGTTAGTGGTT